TTCTTCACGAAGTTCTGCTGTGACTTGGTCGCGATTCTCTTGAATTTTTTGAGTAAAAGCAGACTCTAAGGCAGAAGTATGTTCTTCTGACAAAGTTCCTGACTCTACTAATTGTTTGAATGCGTCCAACATCTCTTTTTCTCCTCGGGCTTATTTTAGACCTTTAATAATTTGTAGGAGACTTTCCTTCAAATATTTCTGGGCCTTTGGATCTTCTTTTACTTCTTTAGCAACTCCTAATGCTTTATATCCACCTCGCATATTCATTAAATGTTCATACACGGGAGTAGGATAAGCACCAGGGGCACTGGGTTGAGCAACTATGTCTACTGTAATAATCTCAAATTCTGCTACTTCGCCTGTTCTATCATCAACGTTACCGCTGCCTCTAGAACTTACGCCAAGTTTTACACCGCTTTCGAGCATAGTACGGATTAAGTTACCCATTGGTGTAGGCAAAATTTTCATTTTGCTATAACCATTAGGACCGTCCATCCACATATCTGTGATCATGTGTGACACACGGTCTAAATTTACTTTTAAATCATCAGGATGATCAACTTCACCTAATACAGAATATCCATTTTGAATTTGATCGTTTAATGTTTTTACTGCGTTGGTAATTTCGCCCACAGGGTAAACACGTTGATTTGCATTACGTATTCCCCCCTGAATAGCGATACCTTTTAGAAAAAGATTTTTTCCATCTTTATCGTCAGACTCTAACACTACACGAGCTTGATCAAAACTTAAATTCTCTCTTAGATATGAAATTTGTTTCATCCAGATTCTCTAATTAAGCGTGGCGGCCTGGAGCACCGTTTAATGGGCTCTTAACAACACCTACACTAGTTTGACCTGCTTTGTCACCTGTTCCAGAACCAACTGGACCTGCTGACTTATTATTTCCTGGATAACCAGAACCTTGTTTGTTTGTTGCAGAGCCACTCTTCATACTTGACTTGGAACTACTAGAAATGTTCTTTTCAACACCTTTAGTAAACTCGCCTTTAACACCACCAGCTAATCCACCTGTTTTACCATTAGGACTTGTACCTGTGTTTGTTCCTTCAGCTGTTCCGCTACCACCTAGAATGTTCTTTGCACTAGCAGTTGTCTGTGGGCGACCTTTTGGATTTTGTAATCCAACACTCTTAGTGCTTGTTTCAGTAGCTTGACCTGCTTTGTCACCTGTTCCAGAACCAACTGGGCCAGGAGATTTCATGCTGTTCTTGTGCCAGTCGTTGCCAACTGTTTCACGATATTCACGAACACCCATTCTCATACTTTCGTCTGCATCATCTTCTTCATCGCCAAATTCTTCGCCGTCGTCTTCTGAACCTTCTTCGTCACCGAATTCAGGCTCTTCTTCACCGTCGCTTTCTTCGCCGCTATCGCCATTCATTAAAGCTTCAAATTCAGCAGTAAGTTGATCTAATGCATCTTTTAAATCCATTACGTCATCTTTAGTTGCTGGCTCTGTTCCGCCCATTTCGGCTCCATCCATTTCGTCTCCGCCCATAGCATCTTGATCGGAAACACCACCTACTAGGTCGTCGGTTTCGTCTCCACCAATTTCCATGGCAGATTCGTCATCCATTCCAAATCCTTCTTCGACTTCTTCGTCGTCTTCTTCAGAAACTTCCTCTACGGATTCGTCTGCTTCTTCGTCTGCTTCTTCAGCAATCATATTTTCATATATATCTCTAGATTTCTCGACAACGATTTCATGGAATAATTCATTTGCCTTATCCATTTCTTCGTTGACAATGAGGTCTAAGAGTTGTTCAAACTTTGTAGACATTGCGTTTTCTCCTTAATTTGATTGGCAAGGCTGTCGACGTATTTAATGCCGATGTTTAATAGATACATGAAACAGGCCAAAACGAGCCGTTTTTAGCCTAAATCTGTTTTGTTGACTGAAGTTTTACTTCTTTTTGTTTAAAATATTTAGTTTATAGAATAAAAAATTAAAGTATAAGATTTAAGCTGTAGCTTCTTCTTCTGTAGGTGTAGCATACATTACTCGAACTAATTCTAAATCTTCTTTAGTTTCTTTTTCTCTTGCTTCACCTGCTTTGCGTAGATCACTGAGCATCTTAAGAGTTAATCTGCTTTTTCTAAGGTCTGTTGATTTAAGAATACTAACATCTTTGTCGCTAGAATACCGTAGATCATCCACTGGATCTGCTTGATCTTTTTCAAAATAAATGAACTCTTGTAATAGCATAACTGTTATTTATTTAATTTAAGCAGGTGTGCCCGGTGGGGTTGTTGCTGGTGCAGTACCGGCCGCGGCCGGATCTGCAAGTTCATCACCTTCTGTTCCCGGTTCCATAGTTCCTGCAGACCCTAATTCATCCATATCATTAGTAATTCCGCCTGTTGTAATCCCTGCTGATCGTAATTCAGCTTGTACACTTAAATTAGTATCAGCATTTACATTTTCTTCACGCCACAATTTTTCATTTTCTGCTATTTCTTCAGCTGTCATACCTAAGAACCGCTTCAATGCAAATCGTTTGCTAATATGCGGAACTTGTACCATGGTGCTGAATACAGTAGAACGTACACCATCCATTTCTGCTTGTCGATAACTTGCAAAATTTTGTGGTGGATTAAACTTAAGATCAAACAAATTGGGATCAATATTAACCCCTTTATTATGTAGATATAGTTTAAATTCGTTGTTAAACTGTTCATTCATTAAACTTTGTAAACGTTCACAATATTTGTTGAATCGTAGTTCTTGAATATATGCAGTTCCTACTCGACCATCATTAAAATTGCTACCGCCGTCATCCGGACCAGTAGGTAGGTAACTGGAAGGAATACGCAAAGCTCTAAACAACTTGTTAGTAAAGTATCTAAGGTCATCGATTTCTCCTAAGTTTGTGCCGCCGGGCAGTGTTTCAACTTTTGATCCGCGACCTTCTGCAGTTTGTGGGAAATAATAGTCTTCATTTATACTTAATGGATTAAAACTAGCATCAATTACTGATTGTCCACCACCAGTAACACTAGGTATTCTGCGTTGATTTACTTCATTTTTAACACGTTCTACAAAGCTCATAGCTAAGTGACTAGGCATGTTACCTACATCAATATAGAATACTCTGCGTTCTGGAGCTCTTTGTACACGATATATGATAATAGCATCTTCTAGTAGTTCTTTTTGCTTATAAACTTTAAAGATACTTTCTAATAAACTGTTTCCAAACGGAAAATTGTTGTCTAAACCTTCACTTAAACTGATATGAATAACATGTTTAGCATCAATTGCCCATTGATTTTGATTAACTGTAAATCTCCCACCACCACCTTGTGCAGTCGAGCCAACCATGCCACGTTGTTGTGCCCCACCGGTAACATATGCTGTTCCGCCAGGAGTTGTATTTTGATTAGTTGGAGTTATTGCTGTTACTGTTAATGATTGAAAGTTAGGATTAATATCACGCATGATATATTGTTCGGGTTCTTTACCTTCACTTTCATTAACAATAATTTTGTCTAATTTACTAGGATCTACATAATACCAACTTTGATTTTCTGGATCTCTTATGAAGAAACAATCACCATACTTAAAGGCGTTACGTACTATTTTAAATATACGTTTTTGAAATTTGTTTAGTTTAGTCCACTGTTGTAGATACTTTTTAATAACAGTAATTTCACTACTTGTAGCTTGATCTCTAAAGAAAATCTGAAATGGTGTTCCATTTTCATCATTCATTTGTGAACAAAATTCAGCTAAAATATCCAAGGCAGCATTAACCTCGCTATCCGAATCCATAGTATCATACTGTCCGTATCGTTCTAAACGATTTGGATGTCCCGAATACACATCTGGAAGATAGCTAGAATAGTTAGTTCTGCTAGGATTTGCCCGTGAACTAGCGCCGCTAATTGGACTAAGTTGGCCATCTAACGTGACCGGAGTGAAGTATTTTTTCCAAGACATAATTTTATGCAAATAGATCGTTAGACAATGAGCGAGTCGCTTCAAAATTACGTTTTGTATATTCTGCGTTTTCTCTCATCACTGATAACATCTGTGTTGTTAAGCTATTTAACATTTGTATGTTACGATCTAGATTATTAGAGTTGTTAGAACCAACCGATGCTATTAGAGCTTTGATGTTTTCATTGGTAATAATATTGCCTCCGGCATCTGTTGTCATTAGTTCTGGACCTTTTTCACCAACAATATAAGATCCCGGACTTACTAATCCACCAGATGCTTTGGGTTTTGGAGTTGCTTGGCCTGTATTGAATAGTTCAGGATGCTTCTTTTGAAATTCTTGATAGTATTTCCAATCTTCTTGTTGCCCTGCTGGAGTAGCACCCATCAAGGCTGCATTTGGATCAACGTAGTTATCTTGTTCTATACGTTCTTGTTTGTATGATTGGTATTGTTTTGCCCATTTTTCTTTTCCGCTGTCTGCTTTTTTTTCTTGTTCTATCCATGCACGTTCATTCTTACTCGGACCTATATGAAGAACATCTTTAATGCCTTGCCACATGAGTTCAAACAACTCTTCGAATAGTTTTATAATAACAGGTTTAGCTTCAGCCCACATACTTTTTAGTGCAGGTTTAATGGTATTATTCCACGCAGGTTCTATCATATTATATAAACCATCCATGGCTTTTTTACCTTGAACTTTAAACACATTAATTACATCATCAAAATTCTTAGCATTGCTTAAATCTGTAAACAATGTTTTTAACCAACTAGATATTTCATTTACCGTATCTTTAAACCCATCACTACCAATTAAAGAATTGATAATAGTAATCATTTCGGTTCCAAAACGTATTAATCCCGGCATTAAAGGTTTTAAAAAATCATTAAACATTATTGTAAGTTGATTACCCATTTCACGTATACCTGCCTGCGCATCCATTAGTTTTTTAGCTTCGCTGTTAGCTTGTGAGGCCTGTTGATCTCTAACTTTTCGTTGCTCGTCTGTTAATTTTGCTTCATCTTCAAATTGTCGTGCAAACTTCATCAACGGTTGGCCAACTTTATTCATTAGATCGCCGTTCTGTGCCATCAGCGCCCGTTGCTCGGGGCCAAGCTCTGAGAATGTTTTGTTATAGGCTTTAGCTACTTTTAATGTTTCTTCTTTAGTAATTCGATCTATTTCAGCTTGACTCTTTCCTGATTTAATTGCGGCATCAATAGCCTGCGCACTACGTAAACTTTGCCCTTGTGTTGCGGCAAATAATGCCGCTTGTTCTTCGGTAACTGCGGCATTAACTCCTTGCATAACTAATTTTACTTGACCGGTCATAACATCGCCAGCTGTATTTGCTAATACACTAATACCAGCATCTGCGGCTTTCTTTTGATCATCTGTTAAAGTTTGAAAAAACGTTTGAAATGATTCCTCAGCCATAGCTTTTTGTCTAGTTGCTTCTAAATCTTCACGGTTTTTACCTGTTAATTTTGTTAATCCGTCTAACTGTACAACATAGGCCGCGACATTGGCACTCATTTTTTCACTGTCGGCCATTTCAGCTTTACTTAAAGTTTGCATGCCTCTCAAATACGATGCAATAGCGTTAGCACCGTCTTCTGCATTATATCCTAATGACCTTATCTGTTCGCCATACTTACTATTAGGGCCCATTAGTTTAGTCTGTATGTCTACGAATTGTTTAATACCGCCTTGTGCAGTTCCACCTAATGTAGCAAACAAATCACTGTTCTTTTGAATAACTCCAGAAAATTCACCAAGAGTTAAATGTGCTCGTGCGGCCATATTTGACATTTCAAATAAGTCTCCTCCAAACCCAGCACCTTGTTTGGTTAATACCCGCCATTGATCTAATAACCCTTCTGTATATGCGACTAATGTGCTAACTATACTGGCCAACATTCCAAAAGGTCCAGGTAATGCACTGAACGCATCGTATAGTTTAGAAAGTTTTGTTTCCCCCTGTGCGGCAGCCATTCCAAATTTTAATAAGTTTCCACCAACTTCACTAATAGTGTCAATAGTTTTACCAATAATAAAACCTAAACCTTGAAATACACCGCTGACTACATTAGCAACACCTTCAAATGCTCCTAATGCAATTTTTGCAGGATTTAATGAACTAGTGAAACTTGTTAAACCAGCGGCCGCAGATGCTGCCGAACCACCGCCACCAGTATTTGCAGTTGCTCCTAATTTTGATACCAGAGCAGAAAGATTAACGTTTGTTGCTCTTGCTTCACGTAATAAGTCTGCTAGGGTTGCTTCTGTTGCTCCGTTCATAGTTTAAAAAACCACCATTATGTTAGTATATAAATAGATTGAGATAATCATATATGGTTATTTATCGGAGATAAAAATATGCAAAACCAGCAAAAAACATCAAAGGCTAATCCATTAGCCAGCTTTATGAGACAGCCAAAAATTTATATTAGCTTACCTAGTAATGGAGAATTTTGGAATCCTCGTAGTATAGATATGCCAGAAAGCGGAGAGTTTCCTGTATATTCAATGACTGCTAGAGATGAATTGATGTTTAAAACTCCCGACGCATTAATGAATGGGCAAGCAATGGTAGATGTTATACAAAGCTGTATGCCTAATATTAAAAATGCTTGGGATGTTCCTACTATTGATTTAGATGCTATATTGATTGCTATTAGGCTTGCAACCTACGGTGATAGAATGCCATTTAATCATAAAATTCCTATAATCGATGAAGAGATCGAATACGAATTAGATCTTAGAATTTTATTAGATACATTACAAAACAATCATTGGATTGAGCAAATTGCAGTTGGGCCAGAATTAATTATTTTTGTTAAACCGTTAACATATAAACATATGACTCAAACTAGTTTAAAAAGTTTTGAAACTCAGCGAATTTTTAATGTCGTAAATGATGAAAAAATACCAGACGAAGAAAAAATGAAAATGTTTAACGCTAGTTTTAGTAATTTAACCAAACTTACAGTTGAGTTAATGGCTGAAAGCATTTACATGATTAAAACTGTTGAAGAAGATGTAACCGACAAAAAATTTATTCAAGAATTTGTAGCTAATACTGATAAAGAAATTTTTGATGTTGTTCAAAACCATCTCAAACAATTAAAAGAACATAATGATATTAAACCTTTAGAATTTTCTACAACAGAAGAACAACAAGCTCAAGGTGCCCCGGAAAAATATCTAGTTCCTGTTAACTTTAATAATTCTGATTTTTTCGGTTAAGGCTTTTGTCTCTGAGCCTGCCTGAAATTGAGCAGATAGTTAAAGAGATGGAAGAAGATTCAAAAGCCCTAAAGAAAGAACTTTTTAAAATGGCATGGTATATGCGAGGATCTCTAAGTATAGAAGAAGCATATATGCTTGATATCAGTGACAGAATTGCCATTGGTGAGATTATCCAAGAAAATCTCGAAACAACTAAAGAAACAAAGTTACCGTTCTTTTAAGTCCGTTGGGCTCTTACTAGTTGTTCTATTTTACCTAAACGATATTTTAATTGATCAACTTCATCGTTAACTGCGGCAATTTGATTATTAGGCGGCGCCTGATCGTCTGGTTTTTGCTTTTCATCTCTAAATGTTCCACCACCGGACGTTGTATTAGATTTATTTTGATTCCAAGAGTCGCTGGGGCCTTTAATACCTAACGCATCTCTTGCGGAATTTCCAAATGAATTTTTATCCCCAAAAGTTTGACCTTGACGAGCAGTTTGATATCCGTGTTTTAATCCACCTGCGGCAGCTCCTACGGTTTGACTAACTCCACCTGCGGTTTGTGCGGCTACATCACCTACACCTTTAGCAAGCCCAATAGCAGTATCTCTAGCTCCACGGCCAACAGCCTTAGCTTTATCCCATGCACTAGTTTTTGGTTGTGCAACAGCAGTAGATTGCTGTGCATTAGCCGGAGTAACATCTTGTGCCGATACATTAATTGGCGCTACATCTGTTGTTGGTTTAGATACAGCAGGAACATTTGAGCTAGGTACCTCTTTGGGGGTTGTTGCAAGATTATATTGCCCTTGCCCTGAAGTAGAAGATTTCATAGCTTTAGCTACATCATCTCTCTGAAACTTCTGTTTTAGCCCAGTAGGGTCATAAGTTGGTTGGGAATCTGGCGCTGCCTTACGTACTTTATATCTTTGAGACATTTCACTTACGTTATCTAACAAATGTTCTATTTTCATGCTTCTTTCCTTAAACAGGTAAAATTATATTTTATTTATAGTATTAAAGTGAACTACGTTCACTTGCTTCTTCGCTTCGCTTGAAGCATTATTGTCATCGTCGATGATTAAATATTATCCAGATCGTTCAGTCACACTTTGCCCTGTGCGGGCAAAGAAATGAACATTATCCGAGTCGAACTTTGTCACATAGCGTTAGAACTATATTTGCTATTTGCAAATAGCAAATGCGTAGGCGGTTGTCCGGTACCTACTCGTTCTGTCTTACCAACGGCGGCTTATATAATATACGCTATCATACTATATAAACGTGCTCGATCACTCGAGCGTCTTTTCAGCCTTATTTTATTCCTATTCAAACAACTAAATCGCGGCATTTAAGCGATCCTCATCCTTGCGGGTAGTAGTTGAGTACTCTTAACGGCGAGAGATTTCCATCCCTGTGATCCGAGATCCAGGTCTAGGGCACCAGAAATTAGCAGGTGCGAGCTTTAACCGTATTGTTGAGCCTTAAGATTTTTTTATAATGTGT